TTGTCTTTCTTTAACTAAATTATCAAGGCCCGTTCTTTCAACTACTCTAAACCATGTACCTTTACCAGCAGTTTTAAGTGCATCAATAACAAATGCTTCAGCACCTTGTGTTACAGCAGTAGAAAAATCAGCTAAATTTTCTCTACTTTTTCTTTGCCCAGTTAAATCTTGAAACTTATACACAGCAACAATGGGCTTAAATTTTGCTGCTGGTAAATTAGCTAATCTTTCAGAAGCTGGTAATGATACAACTACTGCTTCTTCTACACATTCTCCAAATTGTTCCATAAATGTCATAGTGCAACTATCTGTCATACTCGGAAAGCTTGAGCATCCAGTTAAAAATAACAATCCAATAACGAAAATATATTTCATTAGAAAGATCCAGCACCTATAGGAACATCAAGTGTTGTTGTTGTTCCATCTTCGCTTGTAACAGTAATTCTAATAATGTCTGTACCATCTACTCCGCCTCCTACAATAGTTTCGTAAGTAATCGAATTACCTTCTATATCAAAGGTTCCATATGTTGATGCGGTTTCATTACCAAACATATTGTCTACCAATTGCTTAGCAATTTGAGCATATATTCTACTTTCTAAATTTCTTAAAAATTTAGCTTGTGTTGTATTATTTGCAGCTCTTTCAGCTTTATCTATTGCTGCTTGTATATCTTCTCTAATTTTATCTTTTCTAGATTTCTCTTGATTTTCAATTGTTAACCAGTGAGCTGAAGTTCCAACTCCACTAAATGATGGATTTTTAAATTTAAAAGTTATTCCATCTGCATTTGCAAGTGGACTTAACAATAGTACTAAAATTAGAACTGGCCAAAACAATATTGAAAACCAAACTAATGTTTTAATACTACATTCATTTAATTTATCTAATATACTCATTTCTTTTTCTTTTTCCTCTCGTTTTCTTTATATTCTAATACTACATTTACTTTTTGTTGTAGTCTAATCATATCTTGATCAAGCATACGAGTTTGATCAATTACTCTTATAAGAGCAAAATGCATTTCTTCTAGTTTTGGCTCAATCTTTTCGCCAATAAACCACCATACATAATATATAAAATAACCTAATCCAACCATCATTACAATAGGAAATCCATACTGTTGTATTGCATCAACTAAGCTAAATTCTACTACAACTTCCATTATTTATTTCCAATTATAATATGGACTATCAAGCCATCCCATATAGTGACATAATCCAAATATTCCACAAAAAATAATCACTATGGCTAACCCTTTCCAAGTATCTAAGTCACTCCAATCTTGTCCGGCTTGTATTTTTTTCCAAACTTTACCATTTATTCTAGTCTCTTCTGACATCCAATTTCCCGTCCTCTACAAAATTTTCTGCACGGGCTATTCTTTCAATGTCTGGAGTTAACTCTAAAGCACTACTCACTAATAAATCTATTTTAATCATGTCGTTATTCATCGCTCGAGCGCGATTCTCCAGTGATTTACAAAACATGGTAAGTGTTCCTATTTGTTCTACTATACCATTCAATATTTGTCTTATCACTAAAAATATAAAAAAGCCCATGACAATACTTCCGGCGATTGGTGCACCCACTTCGCCTATTAAACTAAATACTTCACCCATATTAGGTTGAAGTTGCTACACTTACTACTTTAAGTCCAGCGCCACCTTCCAAAGTTTCTGCAGGTAGTTTTTTTACAAGTTCAATTGTCTTAGATTGAACCGTCATTGTACCAACTACTGTTGATCCAGTTTTATGAGTCATAACTAAATCTCCAGCTGTACTATTATATACTCGTACTAATGTAGCATTACCTACTGCAGTTGCTGATGTTAAGTTAGTCTCACTTCCCATTAATCTGATTTTCATTCTTATCTCCTATTAAATATTTTCTAAGCGTGACATAAGTCTTTCCGCTCTATTAGTTACTTGCTTATGCCATCTAGAATCTCTTCCTTCAACAGCTGCTTTTTTCCAATCACCACTCTGCAAAGCCGCATTATGATTTTTGAATTTACTTAATCTGGTTCTACCCATATTAAACATCATATTAGCAATTACTTGCTTTACTTCTTGAGGATATCCATCCCATGCTTCATGTAAGATCTTACAGTCTCCGATGACTGATTCAACGTCTCGTTCGAAACATTCAATTGTTCGTTCTTCTGACACTGGGGTTCCCACATCCATTCCAAACTCTGGATCAGATTTAAGGACCAGGTGGCCAATTCCGAATGTTGGGTACCCCAAATGATCTTTATAAATTTCATTAACCTGACCCTCGTCGATTATTAATTGTTCTCTTAATTGATCTATGTCAATATCAGTTTCTTTATTCCAAAACATAATTTACTCTCCGTTATAATTTAAGTTGTAAGTATTCCAATGGGTTTTATCTTTCCAGTTACTTAATGTATGATGTCCGTTAAATGTAGCTTCCCAAAATACTAATTCATCATTTGTGTCTTCTAGTGTTAAATCTAGTAAATCTTTTATATCACCATCAAACAACGTTTTATTTATATTTACTCGAGATTTATCTACTTCCATATGTGATATACAACCAGGTAATATTTCATCCATTGGGCATAACGACAAAAATTCTAATATATCTGGATTTGTAATTTCTTTAAAGTTAGTATATGGTTCAGTAATAGTGTTACAATTAGTATCATAAGTTCCATGTTGTATTTTTATTTTATTTGGAAATGTTTTATCTTCTAAATTTTGATATTTTAAATTTTTATATATATTTAAGATATTTTCACCATAAACATCAGATGCAAAATGTTCTTGAAGATATATATCTGCATCTAATAATGTTGCTTTAGATACATCTTCTTTTACTATTGTCACTTTATTATTGTCTTTAAAAAATTCATCAAGCCAAGTAAAAATTCTTTTATTATTTTCATAAGCGTATACGTGATTTGCTCCATATTTAACGCAAAGCCATGCTAGAATTCCTGAACCAGCTCCAAGCTCAACTACCGTTTTACCAAACACATTATTTTTTATAAAATCTAAATAAGCGCTTGTTCTTTTTTCATCCATAGCATAATCAAATACTAATGAAACTTGAGAATTTTTCATACCGTTTCATCCGCAGGTAAATTACATTCGATCCAATCGTTAACTTTCTTTTGTGTTGCCGATTCTTCGATATCAAATTGTTCGTTTTGTACGGCCCTTATTTGTATCGAAGCTTCACCAAAATTAAACTTAGCCCATTTAATATTTTGTTCTTTATAATCTTCTACTATTGTATATTCTATATTATCCATTATCTTATCAACTTAATGTAAATGTTGGCTTATCACTTCCACTATATGTTGTGTCTCCAGATCCAGGCCCATCTGCAAAAATGATAGAATCTGTAGTATTACTAGACGGTGAGCCAGTTAAATAGTTAGAAAGATCTGGTGATCCATCTCCATGAATCCACATCCAAATCCTAGTACCACTATCAGTAGAAGAGTAAGCGTAATCTGCACTAGTTCTTGATAAAGTTAAAGTTGTCATTCCAGATCTAGTAATAGTTAAATCTGTAAACCCGCTGTTACTATTACTTCCAGTATTACTTACAATCATAGAAACAACAGAAGTCGTAGCTTGAGGAAATACAGTCTGATGTGTTAAGGCTCTTAATGTTCCCATCGCCCCATCGTTAGTTGTTCCCCAATTTGCTGATCCGTCAACACTGCCTTGATGAGAACTACTTCTTATTGAATTAGTCATAACACCGTCAAAAGTACCCATAGTAGTACCGTGTGTAACTAAATATGTTTGGCCAAAGCCATGCATTATATGTTCAAATGATCCTCTTCCAACACTTCTAATTTCATATTTATGAGCTGGACTTACTGTGACTGAATTTAACACGGCAGATGTTCCATGAAAATCAGAAACTTGAATTTCACCAGAACTAGGAACTGAAGCTGGTCCTAAGCCTCCAGAATAGTATTCAGATAAAGCTATTGGATTTGTTCCTCCAAATTCAGTTTGAATATCACTAAAAGCTACTTGTCCACTTGATACTATGGGCATTATTTAATAATCTCCGTAATTAGATTTTCGAATTGTTCTATTTTCTCTACTCTATTAGGCCAAAGAATATATTCTTTCTCTGGATTTTTCTTTAAATTTGATAATAAAGGAAGAATAGCATTATATAGCTTATTTAGCTTTTCTTCTGTAACGGCAAGTTCTGCAGTTTTACTATCTGCAGTTTTTATAGTGGACTGTACTGCTTCTAGCTCGTTTTCGTCAACAGCTGTAAATCCAAAATCGAAATTTAGTAAATCGCTCATATTTATCTCCTTACTGTTATTTATACAAGTAAAGAAGCTAAAAAGAGGATTATGAGGTGGTTTGATGATATTCTGGCATTTGATAACTAAGAGTTAGTTCTTCTCCTGCTTTAATATCTTTAGATGTAATTAAATAATATTCTGGGTCTTTCCACTCAGAATTGTGAAGAATATTTTTACAAGATGGATTTTCACTATGATTTATAAATGATCCAAGCGCAGTTCTTATCCATTGATCATGATAAAAAATTCTCATAAGTCCTAGATTAGTACCTTCTATTATATCCTCAGTAGCGAAAGCTCCGAGGCCGTCTATGCTACTTTCTCTTATTGTAACACAACTGGGTAATGGTCTCCATGTATTAGAAAAATCAATCGTCATCTCTAGCTTCCTTTATTTGCTTTAGTATTTCTATTAATTCTTCTATAGTATTTACGTCTGTGGAATTTTCAGTATCTATTTCAACATTTATATTTATTTTCATAATCCAATTAATGCCCAGCCATGATTGGCTATAGCATTTAGAATAATAAACCAACAAGTTGCCATATGAGTTATCCACCATATAGTGCGTATAACTGCTACAGCGTTAGCTTGATTATCAGTTTCTCCTACTTTCTGACCTAAACTTTTAGCCCAGATTCTCCACCATTTATGCATTACCACGTCTTACAAGTTCATTGCGAATCTTTTGTTTTTGCTTTGGTTGAGTATTATTATTATCTAATGCTGCAAGCAGCGCATCAGTTGAAGTTGATCTCATATAATAGTTTTGCACATTACCTTTGCGATCTTTTGTTGTTTCTTTAAATTTTACTGGCATTACATTTCTCCAATAATATGTTTGTATATTTCTTTCCACTTCCAATATCTTGGAATATGACCGTTAAATGGATAATAAGCATTGTGATCATGAGCGACAAGAATAGATCGTAATCCATAACTATCACCAAGTTCAGCATTTACTGGTTTATCTTCGATCCACCAACATCCACTGTTCGCATATTGTAATAAAGCATCATCTTTATCTGCACCACATGGTAAATATATATAATCGTCCCATATTTCTTCGCCAAATAAAAGATTTAAATTTTGTGTTCTTAATCTTTGAGCATATTTATTGCTACTTAAAGATGATATACAATGAAATTTAAAACCATGTAACATGTTTAATCTTTTAATGTAATACACAGCATCTCTTAATGGTGGTAAAAATGCAATAGCAGCAGAATCGTTAAATTCAGCAACCATTGCTTTACCTAATTCTTTTGATATTCCAAATCTTTGGCCAACATTGTATTGTTGATCGTCAACTGTTGGATAACCTTTGTGATTCATATATTGAGTAAATGAATATTCCCAATCACATAAAACACCATCACAATCAACTAAAATTATATTGTCTTTCATTTCCTTCATAGTTCCTTACCAGTTTATATGTATATTATAACACACTTTCTGGTAAAAGTAAACAGTTATTTTAAATATTTTTCAATAATATTTAATTGACCATCAATAACAGACATAGCATCTACTTGTGATTCTACTGTTCCAACAATATCGGAGTGATCAGCAAGTCCTACATGAGAACCTAATAAAACTTCAATGTTTGTTTGATGTCTTCGAAGCTTGGCTCTAAGAGATTCTTCTACTGTTGTTAGTATTTCTTTTCGATAATTGTGCATTTTATTTACCTCCCAAATAATTTTCTACGTTTATATTCTGCTATTGTTTCTAATAGCTTTTTAGTCCAATTGTCTCTGTGTTCTACAAATACTTGTGGACCTTCATCACCAGCAATTAATGTGACTAATTGCGTTATTGGCATACCAGTTCTTTCTTCCCACATAATAGCATATGCAGTTTCTTGTACAAAGTATCCTTCGCACCATTCTTTCTTTTTTGTTTTAGCTGCTGTCTTATAATCAATAATAGAATTTTTACCATCAAAAACTCCAACACAATCAACTCGGCCAGCAACACCAAGATGAGAAGAATACAATGGAGCTTCTTGAGCATATACTTTAGATAATCTTTTATCTAGTATATCTTTAACCTCCATAAAATTAGATTTTATAAGTGGCATTACACCTTCATCAAAAGATTCATCATTATCAACATACTTTTCTAACATTTCATGAACAGCTGTACCGCGGCCTGAAGCTCTTCGAGAAATACGATTTGCTTCTTCTTCGCCTACTCTTTGGCGCCATGCTCTTATATGATCTTCACTTAATATCGAAAGTACTGTTGTAATAGAAGGATAGTTAACACCGTCAGGAGCAGCATAGGTTCTACCAGTTGATAACGTTGTAGCAACCATGTCTTTATATCCAATATCAATTGGTTCATGTTTAAAGTTTCCCGCTTTCATATAATTCCTTTGTCATGATAAAGTCACGAACAAAGCCGCTTCGTACAATATCTTCCCACTTAAATTCCACATGATCAAAAGAGTTCATGTGTTTTATGATATTAATAAATTCTTTAATACCATCTTGATCACCCTTGCGAGTAAAGTCTGATTGATAATAATCACCCGACATAATAAATCTACAATCTTCTCCAAGACGAGTAATTACTGAACAAAGCTCATGATAATTACAATTTTGAGATTCGTCAACAATTATAATCGCATTTTTAATTGTAATTCCTCTTATAAATGAAGTTGTTAAGAACTCTATAGATTTACTTTGTATCATTTTAGACCATCCATCAAAGTCTTGAAATAAATCATTTACAATAGCTTTATATGGAGATGTATAAGCATCTTCTTTTTCTTCTTGTGTTCCTGGAAGAAATCCCATATCTCTTGTTGGAACAGCAGATCTCACTATAATCACCTTTTGATATTCTTTCTTCAATACAGCTTCTAAAGCTAAATATAAAGAAATAAAAGTTTTACCAGTTCCTGCTGAACCATCTAAGCACAAATGATTACCAGAAGCAAATCCATCAAAAGCTAATTTTTGATTATCTGTTAATGGTTCCAATTTAACCAAATGCTCTAATCTTAGACGCGAAGGTTTCTTGTTCATTTTGTATTAATATTTCCTCTTAATCTTGGTGGTAGTCCTTTTTGAATTTTTTGTTGTACTTCTTTCCAACCTTCACCAGCCTTTTTAAGTACTTGTCCATCTTTTGCTGTTAGAACTTTTGGTGCAGTAATGACTTGCTGAATATTTGGATCTTTTACATATTCTTCCATATCAGAAATAGACATCATTTTAGTTTCTATTTCTTCAGTTTTTAAATTTTTAAAATCATACAATGGCATTAAACCACTCCGGTTGTTGTCTTTTAGTCCAAACCATTTTAAATCTATCTTGTTTTGTTTGATAGAAATTTCTATAAGATTTAACAGCGTCTGTACCACCTAAGTTATTTACAATACATTCAGGATTAGAGCTCATTGCTAATTTGTAAGGTGTTCGAACTAATATTCGTTTTATGTTGTTTGGTAAATCTTTCAATATTTTTCGTAACTTACTATCTGTTGCATGGACTTTACCATATCTATATGTATATTCATCGCATAAAGCAATAAAGTGTTGATAATGCCAAGTGTAATTACAACAACCCTCGCGAGTCCATACCGTAGAAGGATGATTATAATGACATGCTTTATATAGTATATCTTCTCGGTGGTCATCTAGTTTATAATATTGTAACATAGAGCCAGATTTAGATGGCCTACGTTCCATGACACCATCAACCATCCTATGAACAGTTGATAGCATTTGAGCAGATTCTACAATCATTTTTACAACGTGTTTATCGCATTGTTGTTGAGCTGCTTCGACGGGATCTTCTGATAAAATAAAAATATTCATAATATATATTATAACACAATTTCATTTAAATGTAAACCCCTTAATAAAAAAATTTACTAAGGGGTTACGATTTAGTGTATTTTGCTTATTGCCTCCATATCATCAAGGTATTGGTTTAAATGTACTATTTTCTTTTCCATTTTATATGCTAATACATTTTTACCTTTTTTTATTAATTTTCGTTGATAGTATAATGCCTCATTTCTGTCTTTCTTTAGGCGTTCAATTTGTATATAACTCATAAGCAATCTCCAGGTTAAAGTGAATTGAAAAACTATCATGATATAGACTGTGTCGTTATCTTTCTCCTATTTTTTTATTAAATTGGGAAATGCACCTTTAATTAACGCCTTTGTAATATATTTGAGTTTAAGTTTTTTATCTTTGGCATCGCAAAAAAGTTGTGCATCATCTGGGTGAATTGATTCAAGTAAATCAATAAAAGCTGTCTCTCTTTTGAATTGATTTAAATTTGGTGAAGCAGCTTTAACAAAGTTTCGAAATTTTGGATATTCGAATCTAAGCTCTCGGGGGGTTTTGTCTGCAGATGTATCGAATTTTTTATAAGGTGGTTGACCTTCGGGCAATGATAATTTGATAGTATCATCTAAGCCGATACGTAAGATATCTCTAAGAGCAGTACAGTCTTGTTCTTGAAGATATTGGATTCTTTTGTCTCGAGATCCTAATTTGTTTGTATTTTTTAATATTTCTGATATTAATGGTTTAACCATTATAAAATTCCTCCACACTTTCAATCAATAGATTGCATCGTTTTTTAATTAAATAGTTTAATACTTTCATTTTCATTGGAACTTTTTGTCCATTAAAAGTATTTATAACATTATTTTGAATTGATTCTGGTATTTGAGATAAATCTATAAGAGTTTTATTTCTTTGATAATTTCTAAACTCTTCATGCGTCATAACATCTTTTAAGTTATCTATGTTATCAGCCCAATATTGTATTTTAGCTTTTGTCATAGGTGATTGACGAATTTCATCCATAATAGAATTATCAGCGGATAGAACATTAGGTATACCATCGCTCTTATCTCCTTTACATATATGCTCAAAACAATATGTTCTAGGATTAGTATCAGTTACCATTTTCTTTTGAATAGGAGAGAATTGTTTGACATTATTAAATTTGTGTAATTGTATAAAATCTTTATCTGAAGAAATAATCATGACTGGTTCGTGTTGGCCAAACTCTTGTGTTTGCATTGATAATGTACCAATGATATCGTCAGCTTCACATCCTTCTAAATGAATAACCTTGTAAGGCAGGTTTTCTCTAATTTCTTCTCTTACCAAATTTAATATCCTAAAAATTTCTGTCCAATCTTGAGATGATTCATCTCTTTTCTTTTTACGATGTGCTTTATATAGAGGAAAATATTCTTTGCGCCAAGTGTTCATACCATCAACGCAAATTACCATTTGACCATATTGA